AAGAAACCACCAAAGGGTTCCGTACCAGCGTATGTATTAATAACTAATTCTAAGCCCTAACTCTCTTCATTCCCTCTCCACGGACGATTGTATCGACACATTTAACTTCCTCTTTCGTCCATTCAGGTGCATCCTGTAAAGTTTTGAATCTGGTATACATTTTCCCCTTACCGGTAAAGTCATAGGCAATTAACTTTGTATCGATATCCTCCATTTTAACACCATGGCGACCAAAATAAGGCCAGTTGTTAAAATTGAGACGAAACGTCTTGTATCCATGTCCATCTTGTTTCACACGAATACCACCTTCACAAACGGGTTCAGGTTCGAACTCATAGTGGGGCATGGCGGCATTCATCTTATCGACGATGTTGAGGATGTTCCTCATGGTGAAAGATTCACCAATCTTGTACACGGGTTCGTCATCGAAAGTGAAAGACATTTTGTATTACTTGGAATGTGGTAGAAATAGGTCCCACTTAGGTAGATTTGCAATCGTTTAAAGAATTTATGATTTAAATGAATATGGGTAAAGATACACTTAAACTTTTAGAGGAAGTTTTAAAAGAAAAAAGTGTGAATGAAGTATCAGAGATCTTGAATCTATCACCCGGTACTGTTAAACGCTGGTTAGACTTAAAGTCTGTCCCGGAGCAGTATATATTCGATTTACACAAATGTCTCTCTCGTGAGATAGATTATAGTGTATACTCACACACATTGAAAGATCAGTTTTTTACTTCACCCGAATTAGCACAAAAGTGTTGGAATACATTCATAGATAAAACAAAGGTTGATGTTAAAAAATATCAATTTATAGAACCATCGGCGGGTGATGGTAGTTTTATGAAAGTATTACCTAATAACACGATCGGACTAGATATAGAACCCAGATGTGAAGGTATTGTAAAAGAGGATTACCTATTATGGAAGCCCGAGGATGTATCTAAAAACCACGTTGTATTTGGGAATCCACCATTTGGTCTTCGAGGTCATTTAGCCTTGCGATTTATCAATCATTCATATGAATTTGCAGACTATGTGTGTTTTATCCTCCCACAGCTATTTGAAAGTGATGGAAAGGGTTCACCGAGGAAAAGAGTTTTGGGCTACAACTTGATACACAGTGAAACTTTCACTGAAAACTTTCATTCACCTAATAAAGCGAAAACGAAGATTAACTGTGTGTTTCAGATATGGTCTAAACATACAGAAAATCCCGATTACCAAATCAAAACGTATAGTGACGATGCTGTACGTATATATTCGATGTCAGATGGTGGAACAGTTTCTTCTACGAGAAACAAGGAGATGATAGGTAAATGTGATATATATTTACCATCTACATGTTTTGGAAAAGAGAATATGAAGGTATATAAATCATTCGAAGATCTCCCGGGTAGGCGTGGGTACGGTATAGTATTTTTAAAATATAAACGCAATTTTATTAAAAAGGCTAACTCAATTGATTGGGGTGACATAAGTTTTCTGTCAACGAACTCGGCTCTAAATCTACGGACGTCGTCGATTCAGGAGTACTTTCTTGGGTAAACTTACTTTTGAAGAATTCGACAACTTCTTGGGTTACCGCAACATCTGTAAACTTTTTTGCAATCCCAGCCTTTTCCGACCGTTCAATTACCCGTTCGGAAAAGTCCAACTTGTATACATTACTCGTTTTCTTCCTCAAGTGTGGGGTTACCCCTAACACAGGATGCTTATCTCGCCGCCCAAGATCAAATGAATCCAAAATCGAAAACGTGACTGATTGTGGTGCAATGTCAACGAAAAGCCATGCATCAGCACCCGAGTTGTTTCTTAGGGATTCGTGTTGGAAATTACCACAATTTCCCATTCGAGCAGTTTTAATTTCAATTCGTTTTCCACCTATAATGATATCATAGACCTTGGAATCGTCGGTTAAACTACTGCATTCGTTACCCTTGTATATATATGGAATTTCTCCAGTTTTACAGATTAGTTGTACTAGTAGTTCACCAAGCTTACCAGAAATATCACAAGGGAGTGTTTCGATACCCTTGAAACGGCTGTGAGCCCATATGTTTGTTTTTTGCTTTTCAAGTTCTGTTACAACGAGATTCTCGAGGGTCGAAAATAAAGACATTTTTCGTAATATATTCGCTACCATACCCTGATTACTTAGGTATCGGAAAAAATTATACCCTGTCCATACTCACGTGAAACTCAAGCTTGTCTCCGTGACGTGCACTGAGACACTCAATGTGGGTCTCCAAGTCGCATGGGACGCTGTTTTCTTCGTATACCATACCATCGGGGGTCAAGAGTGTGGGTTTCTTTATACATTGGAGATCAATCACTGTGATTGGAATTGTCATATAGTTGCCGTCTTTATAGTCCTCGAATACCTTGAAAGCGATAACGGGGTGCTTGGAGAGGACAATCTTTTCATTATCCAATTCCTTGAGGGCGAGCACATAGTAGTCGGGTTCAGCTTTGATCATGTTGGAAGACATTTTTCGTAATATATTCGCTATCATACCCGATTACTTAGGCATTTAAAGAACACGAACGATGACAATTTAAATGGATCTTTCAACTCTGAATAAAGCGGATCTTTCCAAGCTCCCCCAAAACATTTTAAGTCTACTCCAAAATAAAGAACTGTCGATGGCTAAGAAAATGATGGCATTTAACATGTTCATGCCAAATCTATCAGCTGATCCAAAACACACTGAGGCGTATAACGAAAACCTAGAGGTTGGTAAAACGATAAAGCGTCTTGTGGACGAGGGAAAGATTAGTTTGAAGTTTGACAAGGACTTTAAACTTGATATAATTACCAATTAGGTAGATGCCTATCTACATTTTCATCAATATCAAATTGATCGGGGTCAACCGGAATATGATGATGTAGTTTATTGGGCTTGAGCTTGGGCTTGGGCTTAGTAGTTTTAGGTTTTATGAGTTTAAAACCACGAACTGCGTTAACTTCTACATCATATTGCGCCGGGTCGGTGAATACACGGGTTCTGACACTACGTGTAGCATGAGGAATGAAGAAGGTCAAGGTAAGTGACATTTATTCATAAATAATCTTATTCTTTATCTCCATTTGCTGCTAGGGATAGTTTAGCAATTGTCATCAAAGTCAAACCCACTACAATATTAGGGTAGTCCAGTTTGAGAAGGCGACCTGCGATTGTCATGGGTAAAATCCATGTGATAAGTTGACCCTGTGCGTAATTCATGATATCAGGTGATGGGAGGGCTGCTTGAAGTCGAAGTGGTCGCGCGAGGCGTCTGCAACTCCTCTTTCTTTTTTGAAGAAACTTTCTTGATGTCTTTTGAATTTGAATTGGCGAAACAAGGGAAGTCATTTGATAATGAAAGAATTTCGTCTTTAAACACCTAAGTTACGGTAAACGCCATAGTTTTTTCATTACACACATGTCTTCTGCCATGAACTCCCGTTCCATCACCGACTACATCCTCAAGCTTGAGAAGGACAACCGAGAACTCTCAACCATTTGCGACGATCAAAACCAGGTTATCCTTGATTTGACCTTTAATGAGATTGCACTCAAGAAGAAAATTCGAGACATCAACAAAGAAAAGGATGTAGCTCTCGGGAAGCTCCTTGACTCCGAGATTCAGAGGGTTGGTGATGTTCTCAATGACGAATCCGATTCCACCACCCTCTTTGAAACAACTGCGAGAGTTACCTTCAAGAACCACAATGCTGGGATCGTTGATCGTCTTCTCGAACTTGGTGATATGACTTCCGATTTCCACAAGACTGCGGCATACGAGACGGCTGCATGCATTATCTCCGATCTACCTTACGCGGTGGAAAGTGGTGAAAGCCTGATCCATATCAAGGGTATTGGTAAGGGGATTGCTACAAAGATCAATGAATATCTTGACGAGCAAGACTCGGACTACGAGAAATCTGAGTCTTCTGATTCTGAGTCTATCGCTGACGATGCTGAATCTGTCGCATCTAATGAGTGCTCTGAAGATGACGAGTCTGACAGTGAGTACTTTGTGTCTTACAATACAGGTATTTCTGACATGCTTCACGACCTTGCAGATGATACTGGTGACAAGTTTAAGCGCAATGCTTACATCCGTGCAGCCAACTCCATTTATGAACTACCTTACAAGGTTGTCAATGGTAAGAAGATCTCTGAAGGTCCCAACAAGGTTCACGGTGTTGGGAAGAGTATCGCGAAGAAGATTGATGAATATCTCAAGAAGAACTAGATTTATAAAATTTTAATAAAATGCATGTTACGTTAAATCAAAGTTATTTTAATCATATGTCATTACAGACCAATGTATTTTGCATTATTCCTTCTTCTATCGTGTATAACATTTATATACCTTGTACGTGATAGACGGCGTCCTATAACTTCCCAAAACTATTTATCTACAATGTATGACATTTACAATAAAAACATTTTTGCCTTTCATACAAAAATTAGTGGGGAAGAGAAAAAGTATATTTCTACAATTATAAGTAATTTTGATTGTAACAAAGAATTTGAAAAGAGTGTCGATATTTCCCCATACAGTTTCAGTATTTCTATACATAAAGAATCCAATAAAGTAAATTTAACTCGAGTTAATATTGGATCGGTTGAGAATGATATAACTCCAGATGTAACCCGTTTATTACAATATTTCAAAATAAATGGTTCAATTTGTGATCCAGACTACAAATATTACGGTGTAGGTTGGGATCTGATTGATCAGATTATTAAATTTTATACATTAAGTAAAGATAAAACTAAGATTAGATGTCATGTTTATAAACTTAAACGAAATCAACAAAATGAAGTTACTCAAGCAATATTCCACACTAAAAAAGAATACGAAGTAGGGAAGAAGAATACGATCATGCATAAAGATGGAAGAAAGATTGATCAGATAAACTTATCGAGAATAAAAGCACCACCGGACATAAAGCATACTATAGGTAATGAGTGGATAGAGAGAATGACTAACCTCGACTTTATATTAGATACATACAGTGATTATGATGGAAACATCAATTTATATTTCGATTGAAACCTATTACTCTTCAGTAATTTCATCATCGAATTTAACAAAGACTTCATCATTCCAATCATTGGGGTCCGTGTAATTCTTTTCCGTCGTGTCATAGAAAGATTCACTATCTTTCATCATCATCTCCCGAACAATTTCATATAGAACTGTAGAGAGGGCGAATTTATATGCTAGAAACCCTATGAATGTGGTCCCATACTCAAAATCAAATGCAAAAGGTGCATTATTCCATGATACTTCAAAAGCAGCTGCACCGAGTGGTGCAAAAAACTCCTTTTGAATTGTAGATGTCTCGATTTTATCTACTCGATCAGATAAAAGACTGATGTATGCATACGATGTAACTGCACCCAACATAGCAGATACACCTTGTTCGGCACCTTGTGTGATAAAATAAGATGCGGTCAGAGCAGAACCATACCCAGCTGTAGAAGTTTTTAACGTTTTCTTGAGATGTTTATAACCCGAAGAATTCAAGGTATTTGGGTTATTGGTCGCGTAAGTGAGAGACATGTTCTTAATTTAACATACTTAAAATCTTTATCTCAGTTAAATTCAATAATGCCTTGTCAACGGTGTCGGAAGAAGTGTGGCGTCCCCATTGAATGTAATTACTGTACTGGTAGTTTCTGTCCGGGGTGTATCCAGTTAGCGAAACACGATTGTCAGGGTGCGGATATCAAGAAAATGCGACAGCGTAAAGATCTTGAAGAAAAGACTGCATTCGAACGACCTGCCAAGTGCTTAAAGATTTAATGCATATACTAATCAGCGTGGGGGGTGGTTATTTTGCTGAGATGTCCGAGTGGTCTAAGGAGGACGACTTAAGATCGTCTGTGCTGTGCACGCGCGGGTTCAAACCCCGCTCTCAGCATATCGCATTCATAGCTCAGTGGTAGAGCGCAAGCTTAGTAAGCTTGAGGTCAGGGGTTCGAAACCCTTTGAGTGCATAAAGATTAACAAATACTATCATATATGATTAATTCCATTCTGATTATCGGGGTGGGTGTAATGATATATACAGTTTATAGAAGACTAGCGTGGAGACGTAGGAAACAACGGTGGTTGAAGTCCGTTTTGCAATGTACTTAAACGTATATTTGTATATATAATCAGATGATGAATAAGGATACACAAATTCTTATTCATGATGTGGCTTCGTTAATGTTTCTTTTACCTTTTTCAACATTATGTATGGCTGATGTGTTATTTGGATACACTGTGTATCCGATGTTTTTAACACATGCAATCACTACATATATGTCTTATGATCTTTTGTGGATATCCCTTCAACCTAAGGTTATACATGCATATAAGACATTGATCATAACTCATCACCTAATATGTTTATTAGCTGTCATTAGACCTCTCATGTATCCAGAAGAATCCGGAATCATAACGTTATGTGGTATAGTTGAAATTGATACAACAATATTAACTCTCCGTAGAATTATTCCTAGGACGAGTTCTATACACCCCTACATAAACCTATTGTATTATTTAACAAATGCAATGATTCGAGTGGTTTACGAGACACTTTTAACACTTTTCATGATACAATACTATGCACATGAGAGTATCCTAGTAAAAATACACGTTCTCGGATGTCAATATTTCATAAACATATTTAGTTGTGGTGTATGTTTACTCACATATTCTAAACGTAACCCGGCTTTAAAAAATCACTAGTGATTATAGTATGGTACAAGATTTGGAAAAAATTGAAAATGACATTTGTAGATGTGCCAATTTTCGATCTTTACGTATTTTTTATTGGGTAAAGAAAATTTTGAAGGTTAATTAATTGTTGTTAGGTTTTCTGTTGTTACCGTTGTTGGGTTTGGCGTTGTTACCGTTGTTGGGTTTGGCGTTGTTACCGTTGTTGGGCTTGGCGTTGTTATTGTTGTTGAGCTTCACGTTGTTAGTGTTGTTGACAGGCTTCGCGTTGTTACGATTCGGGAAGTTTCGCCCACTGTTGGGGTTCTTACCGAGATGCACTGACTTAGCTTCACGTAGAATCCTTCTCAATAGTTTTTTGAGTTTTTTAATTTCATCTTGATCGGTCTTCCGGGAGGCATTCATCTTCTTATTGAACGCCGTTTGGGTATATATGGTGGGTTCACGGGCGTTTCCATTTCCGTTTCCATTCGCGTTCTGTGGCGCATTCATTTACTATACTTTAAGAATAAAATATAGAAACCCCCTGTTGATTTGAAATCATTTTATTCAGAGGATTATACTTTAAGAATAAAATATATACTACAAGTATAATGACTAAAGACGAGAAGCCTAAAACTAAAACTAAACGCAAACCCAATTCTTACATGATCTTTGTGAAAAAAACGAGATCTAAGGTTGTTAAGGATTTCCCGGATCTGGTCTTCACCGAGATTGGTTCTAAACTGGGTGAAATGTGGCGCGCACTCTCGGACGAGGAAAAAAAGAAGTATGCCAAGTAATACTTATAGATTATAGATATAGTATAAGTATGGCGTTTACACCGTTGTCAATAGCCGCCCAATTCGGTAATTTACAAGAGGTGATAGCGTTGATAAAGGCAGGTTATGACATCAATGTAAGTAATCATAATGGTTCGACATCACTACACTTGTCCGCCCAAAACGGTCACGATGGGGTAGTGAAGGCTCTGATCGCAGCGAATGTGGAGATTAACAAGACTGATTATATTGGGTGGACACCGTTGTTACTAGCCATTGAATACGGTCATGAGACAACGGTGCAGATACTGATTGAGGCGGGTGCGGACACCAACAAGGCGTCGCATAGCGGTATGACACCACTATTTAACGCCAAGTTGAAGGGACGTGAGACAATACTACGGATGCTCACAGACTTAAGGATTTGAGACCTAATATAAGTAGATGTCCCTAGGGGTCAAAAAGCTCTGTTACGATGCTATTGTGCCTACTCGTGGGTCTGATCGTTCTGTGGGATATGATTTATATAGCTCCGAGGATGCCGTGGTTCCTAGCCAGGGTGGCCGAGCAATCGTAGGAACTGGTATTACAGTGGTTCTTCCAACGGGAGTATACGGTCGTGTAGCTCCTCGCTCGGGTCTAGCCGCGAAGCATTGCATAGATGTTGGTGCGGGTGTGATTGATCCTGACTACACCGGTGAAATTAAAGTAATTCTATTCAATCATGGGATGAATGACTTTGAAATCAAGAAGGGTGATCGTATTGCTCAACTCATTCTAGAGCGTTGTGAAACACCAGCAATTGAGGAAATTAGTATAGTTGAAGACACTGATAGGGGTGAAGGTGGCTTTGGTTCTACCGGCAATTAGAAAACCATAGATCTTCTGGTGTAGGCATAAAAAGTATACCTTGAGTCATAGTCATATACAATTTAGCCTTATCCACATTAGGGTAAGTATGTAATACCCATCTCTCCCAATATTCGGCCCTGAAGAAATCTTCCCAATCTTCTTCCGAACTTTCTTTAATTTTCAACATCCCCCTTTGTATCTCATACTGATCTCTCTCTATTCGCAGCTCCTTAGGAATGATAGCCCCTTTCCTAAGAAGTTGTGCGCGCATAAGACGGGGGTTACGATGGTCCGGGAAATACTGAACTCCTGCCTGACCAAAGTCTATAGCTCTCTTATTTGGTAATGTGACTCTATACTTATGAGTAATCGAAGGACTTGGTTGAAATACGACGTGCATTTATGTTTTATATCAATACTATTTTTATACTTTTATAACACATGTATATACTGACAGTAATATTACTTACATTTATATTGTACTATATCGTAGATAACAATATATATGATATTTCTAAAGATGTTACATAAGGAAGAAAATAGAACAATAAACATGCTTGAATATACAACACTCGATGGAACTATCATACGAGTGGGTCAAAATGCAAAGGAAAACGATGAATTAACAATATCTAGTGCCCCGCAACATTGGTGGATGCATGTTGCGGGGTATTCTGGGGGGCATGTAGTCATATGTGACGAAAGAGATGTTCTTCCAAAAGAAACTCGCAAAGATGCAACGGTACTCGCGATATATCATAGCAATGCACCGGACACTAAAATGTCTTGTGTTGATATGGTCCGTGTTGAGCAAACAGTATGGGTTAGACAGGCTGGTAAAGTTAAGCTGCAAGGGGAAGTGAAAGAATTTTCAATTTTTATGAGACGGGAAAATGACCGAATCGAAAGACTCATAAAAACAAAACGTGTTATTTAAAAAAACTACTGGCTACATGGATCTAGAGTAAGTCTGTATATAACCCAGAAATATAGTAAACTTCTTTGAATCCCAATTCAATGAGCTTTTCTGCTGCATATCTTGCACGTTGACCTGTATTACAGTATACGAGTAAACCCTTCTTAGGTAGTTTGGACGTCGTTTTTTCGCCAATTTTGTTCACTGGAAGATGAAGCGCGCCAGGATAATGTCCGAGACGCCACTCCATTGTTGTACGGACGTCTATAACGCGTTTTACTTTTCGACTTTTGATGAGATTTTTCGCTTTCCGCGACGTTATGAGTTGACTCCCTGTATATGTATACGCTGTTAGAATCCCGAACCCACCGAGAAGTAGGTATGGTATCATTTGAATTAGTAGTACATTTTAAAAAGTCTTGTGGTTGAACCGAAAATAACGAGAAAGGTTCTACTCCCATAGATAGTTTTTGTTTTTTAGATGGAATAGGAATTTCTTTCTCACGGGTACGTTTCATTTTACTTAATTTTCTATTAAACATAAATTCACTTAGTTACCAAATGCAACACCAGCCATACCATTCTTCACACGGAGAATGTTATAGTTGACTGCGTAGGCTCGAACCATGTTACCGACACGGGTATCATTACCCGCGAAGGCCAGTTTAGCGTTATCAATACGGGAGAAGTTTAGAGTACCAGTTGGTTGCGACTTGTTCATAGTGGTACAGAAAGGCCATGTGAAAGTAGACACAGTGCTTAGAGCATCTTGGGGAAGAATAGAACAGTGCATTTCGGGCACGACGTTGTGGTGGAAGGCCGCCGACATGTTCTCGAATAGAGGTGTACCGTTGATGTATAAGGTAGACGTATCGAAAGTCCAGTTAGTAGACCACTTATTCGTGTCAGCTTCGGAAGAAACTACATGAATCGCCTTAACTGGGTGGTTGAAATAGGTCAAGTCAACCTCGGTGTCGGTAGGGGTCATGGGCTGGTACTGAGTTTGTGTAAAGAGAATCTCATGTTCGGTGTTGGTGAAGAATTCACGCTCATCGGTGTCGAGATAGACGTAGGTACCGAATACCTTTACGTTACTGGGGGCGAAAGTTCCACCGCGGCACTTCACACGAATCTCAACATCATGATATTGGAGCCCGACGAGGGGTAGAGCTTTAGTCCAGTCATCACTGAAGAAGAATGGGAGAATATAATGGTTGGCGGCAGTAGACGAACCCAACGCATTCTGGGGAACCTCATCGAGAGTTACCGCACACGAAGCCTTAGCTTGTGTATCTTTATACAAGATGTTATGGACACCCTGGATATACAAAGCATCAATCTGGGAGACCTTTTGGCCTCCGATCCAAAGTTGGAATTCGGTAGTAGTGGATTCATCCTTATCGAAGAAACCTGTATTGGTAGCACCGACACCACCGATGTTTTCGGCTTCGATCCACACATAGCTTAGGAGATCACCCTTAGATTTGATTGGTATAGTAACTTCGTTACCACTCGCGAAGGTACCAATGTAATCGAGCCTTTCTGGCTTGATACTAAAGTTGGTGTGCCTCTTGTAGTTTTGACGGAAAAAACTGACTTCGGGTTGACCTGTGATATAAACATCCTGGGCACCCACTGAAACGAGGTCAATTAAAGCAGCTGACATTTATTAGTAAATGATATTAAAATTTTAGCTCATTGTATACATAACAGGAGATGGGTGTAGAATTTCAGGCATTGACTTGGGAAGCAGTAGACACGGATGAAGAGCATTTGGTAAGTATATTTGGAAAAGCCGAGGATGGGAGGTCGGTGTGTGTGACTACAGCATTCACACCTTACTTTTTTATCAAACTCCCTGAGCGTACTAGTCAGCAAACGATACAGGAGATATATGGTGTCGTCGATAAGAAGTGTCCCGAATGTTTGGTTTCATACACTATTATGAAATCGAAAGATGTATGGGGTTTTCAAAATAATAAGGAGTTTGGGTTCATGAAACTCGATTTCAAAAATCTCGCTAGTCGACGTCGAGTGGACTACTTCCTGAAAAATCATATTCAACTTTCTACTGGTATGCAAAGACTGAAAGTCTATGAATCCAATCTTGATCCAGTTCTCCGCCTGATGCACAGGACTGGTATTCAATCGACAGGTTGGTTGAAGACGGGTGATAATTGTGTCCGTTCTCACCTCGCCAATGTAGATGTTGATCTATTTTGCACCGATTGGAGAACCCTTTCACCCGTTGCACGCGACGACATTGCACCATTTGTTGTAGCTTCATTCGATATTGAGTGTAATAGTTCTACTGGAAAGTTTCCCGACCCAAACGTGCGAGGTGATGCATGTTTCCAAATCGCGATTTCGTTATGCAAGTTTGGCACCGATGAACCGTACGATAAGACATGTCTCTGTTACAAGCAAACTGATCCCAAATTAGATGGTTCAAACATCATAAGTTTTAATACAGAAAAAGAACTACTTGAAGCGTTCCAAAAATATATTCATGAGAAGGACGTAGATATATTGACCGGGTGGAACATTTTCGGGTTTGATCTTAATTATATTTATACACGTGCGTATATGACTGGTTGTAATCCAGAGTTTTTCAAACTTGGTAAACTGAGAAATCAAAACTGTGAAATATCCATAAAAAAATTGAGTTCAAGTGCATTGGGGGACAATGTATTGAAGTTACTCCCCATGTCTGGTCGTTTCATTTTCGACCTGTTCCATGAAGTGAAAAAAGGATACAAGCTTGACTCGTACAGTCTTAACAATGTATCCAAGTTATATCTAGGAGATCAGAAAATTGATATGTCACCGAAAGAAATGTTTGCTCGGTACGTAGAAGGTGACCCCGTGAAGTTGCGAGAAGTGGCTGAATACTGTATCAAGGATACTTTACTACCACATAAACTCATGAAGAAGATGTGTATTCTTCTCAACCTTCTAGAGATGGCTAAAGCAACGTGGGTACCATTGTGCTTCTTGGTTGAACGGGGGCAACAGATCAAAGTGTTTAGTCAACTCACCAAGAAGTCACGAGAAATGGGGTTCATGGTACCAACGATTCGTTATGGACAGTTACCGGAAGAACACTACGAGGGTGCGACTGTACTGGAAGCTCAGAAAGGTGCGTATTATACACCAATCACAGCCCTTGATTTCGAAGCCCTGTACCCTTCAATCATGATGGCTCACAATCTGTGTTATTCTTCGTATGTTATGAACGACAAGGATTATGGAAACATACCGGGGGTAACATATGAGACGTTTAAGATTGGTGATAAAACCTATAAATTCGCACAAGACGTTCCAAGTCTACTGCCTAGTATTCTTTTAGAGCTTAAACAATTTCGTAAGAAGGCTAAACGAGATATGGCTGCAGCAACCGGGTCCATGAAGGAAGTTTATAACGGTAAACAGTTAGCCTATAAGATATCTATGAACTCCGTATACGGTTTCACGGGTGCCGGAAAGGGTATCTTACCATGTGTACCTATCGCATCTACTACAACTTTTAGGGGTCGTGGGATGATCGAAGAGACTAAGAATTATGTTGAGGCAAACTTCCCCGGTGCAAAAGTAAGGTATGGTGATACAGATTCGGTCATGGTTGAGTTTGACGTCGGTGACCGCAAAGGTGTAGAAGCGATCGAATATAGTTGGGAAGTTGGGGAACGGGCAGCGGAAGAATGTAGTGCTCTTTTCAAAAAACCGAACAATCTTGAACTCGAAAAGGTCTACTGGCCGTATTTTTTATATTCGAAAAAGAGATACGCCGCAAAGTTGTGGACAAAGGGGAAGGATGGAAACATGAATATGGATTACGTAGATGTTAAGGGTCTCCAACTCGTGAGGCGAGATAACACTCCACACATGAGAGAAGTCTGCAAGGAATTGTTAGACGTAGTATTAACTTCTGGTGATACCGGTCCACCAAAAGAACTAGCCAAGGAGCGAGCAATTGAACTCCTTTCCGGTGATATACCGAATGAAAAACTGATTTTGAGTCAGGGTCTCTCAGATAGTTATAAAGTTGACGGAAGACCTGTATCTATAACAAGTCCAGAGAGCTGCAATATCAACCAAGCTCACGTACAAGTAGTTAACAAAATGAGAATGCGTAAACCTGGGTCAGAGCCACAATCTGGTGATAGGGTACCGTATATACTTACAGATACTGGCGATTCCAAAGCAAAAGCATTTGAAAAATCAGAGGATCCCAAATATGTAGAAGAAAACAACATTCCAGTTGATTACAAATATTACTTCATTAATAAGTTTCTGAATCCTGTATGTGATTTATTAGATCCACTGTTTGAAAATACTAAACAGGAAATTTTCGGTGATCTCATTAACCAATGTAAACCACCACCAAAAAAACGTGAACCCGCGTTAAGCACAATGAAAAAGGCGGATCTTATAGAGGAATGTAAAAAACGCGGACTAGATTGCGAGGGTAAATCTGCGGATCTGAAAGAGAGAATTAAGTTTGCCCGTGTAGAGCGTGAAGAGAGTGTTGAAGATCTATTTAAAAAATACGAGCATGAACAAAGTAAGTGATGAGTTATCAAGAAAGAATTATTGAAGTATTTGAAGAAGAGTTCAAACTTCGTGTCGATGGTATGATGACAGAGTTTGCAGAAATTATTTCTAAAAAACATCAAATATCCTTGGACTTACTATTGAGAGATATCCCACTCCTGTCTCCCACTGCGGTTTGCAGGGGTACAAAACCAGATGGTTCTAGATGTACTTTCAAAGGTATCCACGATGGATATTGTGGTAAACATAAAAGACAGGGAAATCGGATAAAACAGAGATTTCATGAGAGTCATGACGGTCATAATCACGGGCCAGGGTTATCATATGTTGTTGGATGTCAAGGATGTGAAAAATCTTTTTCTTCGAAACAACTTATAGATTTGAATTCTATAATGGGTAATGAGTAAATTCAGTATTCTACTAACATCCATAAATAATTTTTACAGTGAAGAAGACAATAGGTCCAAATTAATGAATATACTAGATAAGACGAGTGGCATTTCATTGAGAAATTTGGAATGGTTCATCACCAATTACGCAAAGAAAAATCACACATCTTATAAGACTAATGACGGTAAACTATTTACCGTACATTATGCATATAAATCTAGTTTAGATGGATACAGTAAAAAACTATTTGATCCATTTTGTCGTTCCGAGAAGTTTCCTTATACAGTTCCAGGTACATCTCATGAAATTCATACAACTCTAGCACAGTTGAATTTCATCAAATGGTGTATCAAGAATAAAATTATAGATTATATTAGTGATCATCGCAAGTCATTATTTAGTAAGCACTCGCAGGTACAACCCGCCCTTCTTCAAATATAAGTGTCTGATATCCCGTATAATACATGTGTAAAGAATATGTATTCGAAGACACGTCCACTTTTGTAGTATCCAAGTTTACTTCAATATTCGTTTTATCAGATTGAATTTCACCAAAATCCAAGCTCCCCGATGGTTCCACATTTATAGGATTCATCGAGAAACTATACGTGTAAATATTCCTGATTGGCCTCGCTAATCTCACTCTAGATGGGATTAGATATTTGTAATAGTTATGATTTGTGTTTGTAACATTAGGTAATTTAGTGCCATTAATAAAGAAACATGCATCTTTTAGAATAGGATGAAAAAATGTCAACTGATCATCAAAACTTACGTTCGAAGAAAAGTTGAAACGATTTTGACATAAATACAACTCTTCATCATTTGTAGGGAGATCGAAAACTTGGGTCTGTCCCACATTGTTGTTAAATGTTGGTGAACCCACTACCATTTTCAAACCATCATTTGACATAGACATAGAACCACCACTCCCATTTCCACCCATTTCACGATGTAATCTATCCCATGCGGGTGTATTAGATACATTTATGTAGTTATAAGCTCTTGTACGGTTGGATAATGGTGTACCAACAGCTACCCTAGTTCCAGTGTGAGGTTGTTGACCCACCTTTACATTACTTGTTATAGCTACGGACGTACCAGCTTTTTCACCAGCTACTAATCCGTTGATATCCGGTCCAATTTGACCCCATGCACTCGCAGCTGATGAATAATAGAAGACACTAGCTTGTCCGGAGTCTGTACCACCACCATCATTTTTTGGGGCACCACCGATCAGATAGAGACTATCTTTGGAAATATCTACAGAAGTTCCAAATTCATCACCCGAGTTTATACCATCAATGTCAGCCCCTCTCTGTACCCAAGCAGATCCATTATACACAAATGCTTTAAGATGTCCCTTACTCGCGTCATGTCCGGGTGCACCAATAGCAACCACCCTATCAGTGCCGCTAGCGGTAACTGGTTCCGAAAGAGATACACACGAACCAAGTAGATCACCACCACCAACACCATCCATGTTTCCACCCAATTGAGTCCATCCAGAGCCAATACTATAAGACCAGACCTGTACACGACCCATATTCGTATTATGATAAGGACCACCGATAGCAACATGAGTTCCGTTGCTCGATAAAGAGACCGATGTTCCAAATTTAATACCCGCCGTACCATCAATGTCACTACCTAACTGCCCCCAAGATCCTGCATTATATTGGTACACGCGGACATGTCCTTTATTGCTATCATGTCCCGGTCCACCCACAGCGAGAGCTGTACCAGTGTTAGATAAAGAAACAGAAGTTCCGAACAAATTGGTTACCCCTGCACCAATAAGATCTGTACCCAATTGAGTCCAAGATCCAGACACATATCTGAAAACCCTTACACGACCCTTATTTTCATTAGGGTTATCAACTTCACCATCTTCTGGGTCATTGTCAACTTGAACTTCATATCTGGGCTCACCTATAGCTATAGTTGTACCGTCGGGTGACATGGCTACAGAATACCCAGAATCGTCGTTGGTGTTGGTTCCAGATATAGTAGGACCTAATTGTCTTGGTTGTAATGCAACACTTTCACTTACATTTTCAAACTTGGTATTTCTTAAAAACCAATGTAGACACTTAACCGGAATATTTGGTACGAGATTTGTTCGGATAATACTCTTACCAATTTCACTTACAGTCGTTGGATGTTTACGAACTAAATCTGTCACAATAACTTGCTTTTCATAACTGAGGAAATTCCGTTCTTCTGCACTTACCGTAATCTCTTCCGTGACAAGCTTGAATTCAGGGAGTGCAAGTGTATTTAGAGTATCTGTAAAGAATGGTTGGTCTTGGAACTCGAGTACAAACTGAATTTTTTGTTTATGCACGGCGCATACTGGAAAATATGGTCTATTTGGCTTATTAGAAGAGTATTCATCACTTGCAAACTTTCTAGCAAAGAATAATTGTAAGGGTATAATCAGATCTGTATCAAGTCGCGATACAGAGTCTTTAATGGTCGAATCATCAAAACCAATACTTCTATTTACAAGAAAACTATTTGCTACCTTTTCAGACATTTCTAAATAAAGCTCATCGTATATAATACCCCAATCACTTTCAATCTTTTCAATCTCTGCATCGTCTACAAACATCGTTACACTTTTTAGAATATGTCTCCCCAGTTGATCGGTGTAATTACCATTTGTAATCTTTGGCATCGTGATACTCAGCCACATGTTACTAAGCAAATCACCCATACTTTGTGGTCTATATTCAACTTTGATGGTTTGTCCGAACGGCCATTTGGGTACCTGCCCGGGGTTCAGAATAGTTCGACTTCTATGATATTTCCTAAAATCAGAATGTCTTCTCTTAGTATTCGGGTTGAAGAATGACTCCGCTGGATCTTTGCAAAGTAAGTACGTATCTTGCTTTCCAATAGCTTTAAGTGAAATACTCGAAGCTTCACCCATACTTATCTATTGTCTATATATTTTTAATATCATTCTTCCACATACTGATTGGGCTCGTAGACTTCATAATACCCAATTCTGTTTTCGCCTGTTTAGATTGCGCGAGGAGATCTCTAACACTTTCATCGGTGTATTGAACTGTTTTAATGTTTAGGAGATAGTCGTGATTGCCATTAATGAGTGGGAATAACCCTGCCAATTGAGTTTCAAGTTCCTTTTTTTTACGTCGAAACACTACGATATCACCATTGATAACCATCGTTACAAACTTTGACTTGTAATCGCACATCTTAGATTTAGCTTCGAGGGCTTTGATAAGGTACTCTTTACGCTTGATGTAGTACTTTTGACGAATACTAATGAAATCAGACAAGATCGATTCAGGTGTAGTGTATTTGTGTATACCTTTAGTTGGATGGAATAGATGCATATTTGTTGTGCGAATTGTTTTTTGAAGCTTGAGATCTTTTGTAACATCTTTGCCATTGTAGTCCTGAATAACAAAATCAACACTTTCAGTTGTACTGTTATTCGTAAACCCCGAAATAATCTTTTTCTCAACCAATGTATCAAGATATTCTTTGTAATCTTGCGTCCAACGACCTGGTGGTAGCTCACTCACTTTCACGGTCCGACCAATAACTTGAGAGACACCTTGGGTAATCCATGTATCATCCTCTAAGAAAACCCGGCCTTTGAAACCCCTAAACCAAGGTTTCATCCGTTTGATACTACCTCCATCAAGAACACTGATAATGTTATCGCGGATATCTTTGGGATTGAACGATGGTACGTAACAACTGAACCCCGTTCCGATACCTTCTGTACCATTTACAAGGACCATTGGGATAGTAGGCATATAAAACTCTGGTTCGATGGAGCGTCCGTCGTCATCGAGATAGTTTAGGATAGCATCATCCCTAGGATCGAAAATGCTTCGAGCTTCCGGTGTCAATCTGGTGAAAATATATCTCGTTTGAGAGGCATCCTTACCCCCCATTAGCCGTGTTCCAAATTGACCGCATGGTTCAAGAAGATTGATGTTATTGGAACCCACATAGTCATTCGCCAACTTAACGATAGTGTCTGCGAGAGATACTTCACCGTGATGGTAAGAACTCTTTTCGGCTACATATGCAGCCAGTTGTGCGACTTTCATCTCCTCACGTAGATTCTTTTGGAAGCATGAGTACATAACCTTCCTTTGAGAGGGTTTGAGACCATCTGCAACATGGGCGATCGAACGTTTCAAATCAGCGAGACTGAAGTTCACAAGATCTTTGTTAACAAAATCTGTAATAGTCAACTGCTTAACATGTCCGTAAGGTACTTCGAGCTCATGTGATTCCTTTGCAGTACTCTCGAGAAGCCATGTTTTACGAGCATCAGCCTTCTTCTTATCGAAGGCGAGAACAATAGAATTATCAGTCATAGAGTCCGTATCAAACTTCACTGTGAGTTCTTGGATTTTCTTAAAATATTCCCGAGCTTCTACAGAGGTTGATGTACCGAGACCCTTGTAATACTTGATACGCCACCCAGCTTTCCCATCACCATACCAGGTTCGAAATGCTGAATCCGTGTAAAAGGATTTGGAGTCCGACCCCTTGGTCGCCTTGATGATAGGGGTTACCATACTCACTACAAAACCCAACTTGAGGAGGCTTGGCCAGAAATAATGGATCATGTTTAGAATGAGACCCTTGATGTGAGAACCATCATTATCTGCATCTGTCATAATCATGAGACGTCCGTAACGAAGTTCTGATACATCACTGTATTCCTTACCTTGCTGAAGACCCAAGATCTTCTTGAGATCGTTAAACTCTTGATTGGATGTGAGTTGGGACACTGAGACATCCCTGACATTCTTACACTTACCGCGGAGTGGGAATACACCATAGTGATCCCGACCAACTACTGAGAGTCCAGCAACCGCAAGGGTCTTGGCTGAATCACCTTCTGTTACAATCAACGTACACTTCCCCGATTGTGCTGTTCCAGCCTTGTTAGCATCATCCAATTTGGGAATCCCAGTGATTTTAGACTTACGAGCACCATCGGTCTTTTTTAGTTCCTTCATCTCCTTAAACTTTGAGAGAGCGGTGAGTTCTTCGTTGATTCCAGTTTTAAGAACATTCTTTATGAAATTCTTTGGTGGTTCAAACTTACTCCCAAAGTCTTGAGCTTTGAGGGTGCATTCGGACTTGACCTGACTTGAGAAGGCTGGATTCTCAAGGGTTGCCTTTACAAAGATATTGAACGTGTTCTTGACTTGTTGAGGTTTCAACTTAATCTTCTTAGCCATTTCCTCAATGATACCCGATGCAATTATGGATGCCACGTGGTCTACATGTGTACCACCCTTCGTAGTACAGATACCATTAACAAATGATACCTGCTCTAGGCCATTTTCCGAAGGGCCAATACAGACAGACCAACGGTCGTTGGAAAAGGAACAAACCTCCCCTACACCTTCGTGCATTTTGGCATACACCTCGAAGTTTTGTTTAGGGAGAACATCTCCATTGAACTTTACCTTACAATTAGGGGTGGTACAAATGTTTGCATCCCAGACCCGTTTTTGAAAAATCTTATAGATAGCATTCTCCATCTTAGACAACCCGAACCTTCTCCAGTCGGGAATAAATGTAATAGAAACAGATGAAACAGCACCCGCGTGCTTTTTGATTTTTGGTGGTTCACATACAGTCATATTGTTCGACCATTTCTGTGTATACGTCTGTTTACTTTCATGATCTTTGATGATGACAGAAAACTCGGAGGAGTATATGTTCGTCAGTTTAGCACCATATCCATTGCGTCCACCAACGACCCGCTTCTTAGAGTCATCATAGTTTGTACTTGTAAGGAGGTGCCCGAATGTGAGTTCAGGGTTCCATAGACCCTCCTTCTCATGCATACGAATACCGATACCACCGAGAGGTCCGTTATTCTCGATAGTCACAGCACCCGATTCTTTGTCGACGGTGACAGAAATAGATGTGACATGTTTGGGGTGCATAGAGTTGCGATCAACCGCGTTGACGAGGATTTCATCAAAGATTTTCAAGAGAGCTGGGGAATACCTCAAGTTCTTCTTTTCAAATTGGGATCTCGTATTACTGAGAATCCAATATGGTTCGACATTAAGGTCGACGGGCCCGACGTAAGAGTCAGGTCTCTTGAGAATGTGCTCGATATGGGTGAGCTTTTGTACGTTTTCCATATTTACTTGTCTTAATTACAAATCTAAGCTCTAACTTAGGCGTCTCTCCACTCTAAAAACATTTTGGCTCGCTCTTCGCAAAATGAAGGTTGACTCGGATTCGATATCATCTCACGCGAAATTTCAAACCATCTCTCATAGAAAATACTCGATTGGGTCGTGTGCACTTCAAATAGAAAATTTCTTACATCCTCGGGGTCGCATTCTGGATCTGCTAACATGATAGCTTGAACAGATGGTAAAACGACACACAGCCACTTCTTGTCGATTTTTCTCGGAGTCACAATTTTCATTAACTTTTGGATTTTCTTTCGCATGTCATCTGCATCAAATTCGACATCCCTGAAACCTTCACACATTCTCTGGATCTCATCACGCTTTGTAATTGTCGGTTTTTCACCGCGTACCAGGGTTCCAGTTTGGAAGTTCTCTAACAGCATCATTAACACGGTAGATGAATCGGCGAAGATGTTCTCTTTCACGATCACTTTATTGAAATTCAACTTCAAATCTTCTGCATACTGAAGTCCCAACTCCTTTGCCAAAGCGCATAGGGGGATCGTGTTATACGCATTGATATAATCTCCGATACTCAGGTTAAGACCCAGGTTCAATCGAAAGAAAATGTCTTCTTCTTCTCGGGGAGTCAATTTTTCGTATACGACGACTGAAATTTGCTTATCGTAGAATATTTCCTGGTCGGACTCGCACAATTCATCCCAAAATACTGTGCGACCGTCTCCCACGCGCAATCCAAATTTATTGTCAACAAAATTCATAAGTGCGCGTGTACGATGGCCACCATCCAGTATATAACCCTCCGTAGACGAATGTAAACTGATAACGATATTTGAGATCAATAGATTCTTGAATAACGAATCAATTGCCATGTGATACAATTCATCGGTCCATGTTTTATCGTCGCGTTGGATTGGGTGTAATTTCCATTTACCACTTAAAATTTTATTCAGGTATGTCCGAATATCAATGTCTTTAGACTTCTTTTCAGGGATAGATAAAGGGAGTACCGAATGAGTTAATTTCGTCATATTGGTTGGTTTGTGAGATACTTTTTAACATTTCAGAGAATCACTTAGGTCGAAAAAAAACTTTTTTAAGTATTTCGAGAACTGTTGCGATAGCTACCGGTACGCATATTTCTTTGAATCTGGGTATAACTATTTTTGGTTTTTGGAGTTTATTATGCAAATTTTTGATAGATGTACACATTCTTATGTATGTTCCCTCCGGTATTTCATTTCTGTATTCGTCTAGGGTTTCCATCACTACACATAAGTCTGTATCTATCGACATTAATTTATAGTATTATTTATTTCATTACAATCTATCTTCTAACTTAATTCTTCGTTCTCTTCATTAATCCTCTGTGTAAGATAACTATAGAAAATACCAGCTAGTCCCAAAGGTCCATAGAAGTAATTAGAGTATGGAAAAGCTTCTACAACTGCCGTGATTAGAGCGAAAACATAGAATAAGATCATTGTAATAAACCGCCAACGCGCCATTCTTGAAACTTGTCCCACCCGCTCCACCTGCCGTGACCATCGAGTCCGATTCTCGAGGTGAAGGCGGAGCTCTTGAAGAGACAATTCGAGCTCGTCAATATTCTTTTCGAGTTCTTTGATGTATTCTTTCATTCGCTTGTACTTACCGAACATGAACATGGGTATAGCGTATATGATTAGAGCTGACATACTTGAAAATTCTATTAATTATGTACTACTTAGGTGTCATAAAAATGTGAGTTTATATCAGATGACGAACAATAATAACAATCTCAAGAAAAATGAGGCAGAGTTACGAGGTTTGAAAAGAAAGCTTCTAAATCTCGAGAACAATAATAAGAAAAACGATAACAATCTCAAGAACAATAACAACTCTCGTAATAAGAATGTTGCAACTTGGTTAAATCGTGTAATGTCTCCAGGGAACAAGACAAATATAAAACCATCTAAACGGGCGTATCTCAAAACCAATGTGGGTAAGAATGGTAAGATATTTCATGTTTACGATAGAAATGGTTTGAAGAATTATTTAGCTTATTCACATTTCATTGGAGTGAATGCTGAACGACCAAGTCCCCTCACTAAAAGACCATTCAAACTTTCCAATATAAAAACGTACCCACCTAAGCCTGTCGTCAAAGCTCGTCGTGGTACAAAGAGGAAGAGGAGTGAAAGTCCTACAACGACACGCCGACAACGACGGTAATATTTTTCTTCCGTTAATTTAAGAAGATATGTATACATATTTCATAATTGCCATCTTCATTCTTATTTTGGTGATGCAAAATAAGACACGTGGTATGAAACAGTCTATCCAGAAGTTAATCAGACAATCCGCGCGTTATGCTACGACCGCACAACAGGATAAGTCTCCAGCAATATCTATACTCCACGCGAATTATGCAGTAGCCTATTTACATGCACTCAAAGATATTGTATCGGATTCACAAATCCACAATGCTACGGGTATAGATGTAAATAAGTTTAACGAACATGTCACAAACGTGCAAGATATGGTAACTAAAAAGACAACCGAGAAATTCCCAGATTTTACCGGACAAGTCGATCTCTATTTGGCAGGGTTGAGTGGGGAAACTTAATACCTAAGTTAATCCTTTTTTTCGTAAAAAAATAAGTTTATCTAACCATGGATATTATTCGAGATGATCTTTGGAAAACATGTCTCACCGATGCCATGAAAATGCATCGCATCGATGAGGCTAACGACAGGTGTTATAATTTAGCGGATGCTACTTGGAAGATGAAAATGTCTTATATCAGGCATAGTAAAAAGAGGGAAAACAGACAGCTTATTGTCATTGAAAAAACACCATCTGTTATAAACGAGAAACGTACACAATCTGTGATTTGTACTGCTATCACAATGGCTGGAAAACAATGTTCTTTCAAAGCGGTGTGTGGAGAGTTTTGTAAAAAACATAGGGTTGATAAGGGTGAAATTGGTAAAAAGGTAGATATTAGCAAAATTAAAATCAGTGATTAATGTAAAAGAATGTTAGATCAGGAGAGTCTTAGACCTGTAATCATAGCAATGTCTATCTACATCGTGATAAGTGCTCTCGTCCCACGCATTGTTACAACACCTAGTGGTATTGGTGTCATAGATGACCTCGTGATGTTTCTTATAGCTCAGAAAGATTCAATGATGAGTGGCACAATCCTAGTTGGTCTCATCGTTTTCGCCACCAATTATATTCAAGATGAACTCTTGTAAAACGTTCTCTCTCCCAACTAGTTTTCTAGTGTGTTCGTGATCCATGTGACGAACACGGTTTTCATACGCGTGTTTCATGAATTCCAAGAGTTGGTCGAAATTTGGGTCTCCCCATTTCATACCTTTTTTGAAGAGAAAATCGTCTCTCTCCAACTCTTGAAGTCCACAATCAATCGTATAAGGTGTTTTAATATACTCCGGTGCTCCACCATAATCCGTAATAATAACGGGTTTATTTTTCATTGCAGCCTCTACAGCCCCCATACCAACACCTTCAGAGTGTGAAAAGCTTACATAACAGTCACAGCGATCATGAATAGCATTCATTTCTTCGTCGGTTAAAAGAGCATTGATAACTTCAACCCTAGGAAATTGCATTTGTACGTCTTGATTAGATGTAGCCTTAACTACTAGCCGTGTATTTGGTTCATTTAACCGTATAAAAGCTTGTAGAATATCACGGAACTTCTTTCGGGGATCCATAACGTTTCCAATATGATAGAATGTATAAGGTTTTTCAGGAGGAGTTGGTATATGAGCGTGAATCACGTAAAAGTCGTTGTCAGGGAATTGTTTAGATAGAACCCGTTTACAGAATTGACTCGGAACAGCAACCTTTTTGAATTCTTTCATTATCATACCATAATCTTCATGTACTGTCTCAGTTTCACACACTGTCATACAGGCGAGATTCTTTACCCTAGTTTTCGCGTATTTGATGTATTCGATTTGATCGGGTGTTGGGATTACAAATATCAGAGCAGTATCAACTTCTGGGAGTTTTTGACCCAATTGATAATATTCACCATCAGGTAAAAACAGATTTACGTATTTCAATCCATGTTGTCCAATGCCTGTTTTCAAATTAGGACCGATGATGATCATTTGATTTAAAGATAATCTTTCTTTTATATATAGTAACATGTCTTCACTTCGCAAAGAAATCGAGCAGGAGATGATGCGCGTTCGCATCGACAAAAACCGTCTATTTGATCTACTTTTAAAGATCGTTGACAATGGTGGTGGTGGTTCCGGTCCAGGCGGTGTAGGTCCTGCCGGTCCCACTGGTCCCCAAGGTCCTAGTGGTCCCCAGGGCCCTAAGGGTATCGCTGGCCTCACTGGTCCCGCTGGTCCCGCTGGCCCTAAGGGTACCATCGTTCGCGCTGAACCCGAAGCCCCTAAAACTGAGGCCCCTAAAACTGAGGCGTCAGCCACTCCCACTAAAGCACCCGTTAAGAAGATTCCCATTAAGAAAAAGGCGTAAACAACCGCTTAAATAGCGAAATCTATATAAAGTCAAAACCCCTATTATAAATACATGATTGCCCTTGCTTGCGCACCGACACGTATTTATAACATGGCTGAAAAGAAGAATGAAAACAAAGTAAAAAAAAACGAACAACGTCATTGGCGCCAACACTCTACAGGTACTTCAGTTCGACCACATAGGTTCGCCATGGAAAAAACACCCGAAACACCTAAAATTGAAGATTCAAATATTGAAGAGTTACGAGAAGAGATTGTTAAATATAAGATTGCGAATCAGAAAATGAAGGTATTGGCAGGATGGAACCTACGTTCTACAAAATCCGCTCTCAAGGACGTACAAGGTATACTTGAAACTTTGGATGATCTCTATGGTGAAGAGGCGTTTGAGGAATGAGTTATATAAACCTCTTTATAGATATGATTATAGACACGAAACGTATCACACCTGCGAGTAATTCTGTTTCTGCCATCATATTACATATATTATGTATATGATCGTATGATATTACTGGATTATTCAACATATCAATAATATAGGGGGAGACACGGGTTGATATGGCTTTTTTACCATGTTGTCTCCCTATATATAAAAATCTCTTACCCACAATGGTCGACATTTTTACCACCCGTAAAAACCCGAAACCCATATATCATTCGATAACATAATAATCTTTATACTACTGACACTGGTGTTTTATTCACCCACCATAAAAATCCACCAAACATAGATACTAGAACTACAATTAGAAGACCGAAAGAGTATTTCTTAGGATTCTCTTCCGGGGGTTTATCTGGTAATTTTTGCACGTTTTGATTGAGGGTTTCGAGTTTTTGTAACAGTTTATTCAACATATCTAATATTAGAACTTCCTTGTTTACGGGTTTTTCTTTGATATTAACAGTTGTAATTTCTAGAACCATAGACCATTGTGCATCGGGTTGGAGAGGAAGATAATCACCATCATCCTGTTGTTCGAATATTTTGAAGTTTAGTTTTTTTATAGATATAGGATTGAAGTATCTAGTTGGAGGGTTAAAACTCTTCCATTGTTTGTCTCGCATTAATATTCCATCACTACCAACAAAATGTCTTTCTAATGGAACTCTGGCTAAAATCTGACCGTTTCGTTCATCTAACATTTGAGCTATTTTTGGGACATCGGGGCATACGATGTCCAGGTATTTTGCAATATTCGTGTTGAGGTTTGAATCATTTTCACCTATCTGTGTTACAAAAAAATCAACCATCTTAATGCCAATAACCCGGCTCATATCTTCGACATGTGTATTTGATTTCAGTGTAAGATCGAGTGCAAATACATTATTCGTTCCATTTACAAATTTGGAATCGAGTACCACATATTGAACTTTTTTGGGTACGTCTTCTAATCCCATATCTAATAGTATCTCACAAAATAATATAAGTATTAAGTAAGCAGAATGCAATCTATGCAAAATCTGCCACCTATGCAAAATATGCCACCTACGAACACTCAGGGCGGTGGTTCAAGTATGTATTTATATATACTCCTCATTTGTTGTTGTTGTCTCTCTAGCAGCGCCGCTGGGTATTGGTTTACCAAGTTACGCGCCCGCCCCATGTTACCAGGATATACGGGTGGACATTGGTGGAGGAAGTCTGGTGGAATAGGAGACCCCCGTGGTAGACCCAAACAAACTCCAGCTCAGTGTAAAGCATACGCTCAAAAGAGGGGATACCTGGGTTTTGGGCATCGCACAAACGCACACCCTTCAGCCGTATACAGAAACACATGCTTCTTCTATAAGAATCCCAATGGTGCCAAGGGGTGGCAGGGAAATGTCAGGGATAAAGCCCATTTCACTGGGTGTACTAGTGCTGCTAAATCTTGGGGAAGTTGTTAAT